GTAGGATCAGTCTCAAATAAAAATTCGTCGTTCCAGTAGTATTCTCCGGCTGCATCCTGTTGAACAAAATCTGTCTTATCCATCAGGTCAAATTCCTGCTCACCGTTCACTCCGCTTCCTGTGATCGGTAACGGATCGTCGGAATATGCCAACCAGAACTTGAACATAAGCTCATACAGTTTCGCATAAGCGTCGTTCTTCATAACTCGTTTACTTTCAAGGCGACCTGCCGCTTGGTTAATGGAATACTGTTTAGCCGTACCAGATACCGCAGACGGATCGTATTTACCTTGAAATGAATCCGTGATACCCAAAGTCGAACGAGCATCCTCATACGCTTTGTTTATCATTGTCATATCCTGCGTGATATTGACTTGCAGATTTAAGACGTCTATCATGGACTTCTGCTGCGGATCTTCAAGGCGGACTACCTTTAATTCCCTGTCGTTTGTCTCGATCTTTACGTTTCTAGGCAGGGTGACAATAGAGCCGCCCTTTAACGTCTTTTCTGCCGCTTTAGAGCCTATCTTCTTGATTAAGTCCTGCTGATCTTCGATTACCTTTACATCAGAGAAACCTAACAAAGAGTTCTTCTTTGATACGTTTTTCCTGACGATAATCGGGTAGCAGTTCGGTTTATAGTATTCAATGTTGATTACTTCCTCGGCTGATACCATAACAGGCTCACCAGTCATAGGATCAATGCCCTGCTCCTGCATGATAGGAATATGCAGTTCTTGGATTTCATCAACGCTTTCTTCAAACTTTTTAGAGCCGCAAACGGGACAAACCTTTTCTTCTGTCACATAGCCACACTCTTTACACTTCCTTGTGATACGCGCCTGATAGTCCTCAAGGTCTTCCAGAGTATAGTCGTCTACCCACACGAAACGCCCTATTTTGCCGTCGTTTTTGTAGTAGACGGTATTTACTGTAACAAGGTCGGTATCAAGGCTAGAATTGCCTTCTGCGTCCCTTATTTCCTTATATTCTTCCGTTGCATCCGAGACATCCACGTTATACTTGTCTTTGACCGCCTGCTTCGTTTGGGAAGTCTGGACAAAGATATAATCCATGTCTTCAATGACGGAAACACCCGGCTGCGGAATGATCTGCTTCGGCTCAACTTCTTTTACGTTCACATCACCATAATTTGCATGGAAACCTAAATTGTTGTCCCACTCGACAAGGAAAAAGTCGCCACCTTGTACCGGGACATTCCTTTCCATAAGGTCATTGATAATGGAAAGCCTTAACAGTTTGACTTTATTTACTAACGCCTTCTCGATCTTCCTCGCAAGATCCTCGTCGCCCTCATGCAGAGCCGTTACTTTCGGCATGGGAATAGAGCTATCTACCTGCGATTCGATCAATTCATAGGCGATATTACGCACGTTGATCGCCAAGTCTTTCGCCGGAATGTTTGAGTTAGGGTTTCCGTTCACTTCCCTAGTCCCTTCATAAACACCCTGATTCTTGACGATCTCTTTCAATGTGCTTGCGTATGCAATTCTGGCAGTCTCAAGTTTTGAACGCCACTTATCCCGTTTTTTGTCTTCGGGTGACGGTGCTACCGTCTTCTTGAGTTTATCCATTACTTTCTTCAACCTCATACTGGTTCACCATATTTAGCCAAAAGGTATTTTCTGTCTTCTTCACTTGCGTTTTCTATGTCTTCCAAGATGGAGTTGTGGCATTTCTGCTCTATTTTTTCGTACTCGATCTCCGGGGAACGTACCCACCAAACACAAAACGACCTTAAACTGTCCACATCATGCGTCAAATCGTGCGGATCTTTCGCATAAATGTTAGGTCGCTTCTTGTCTTTCTGTATTTTCTGCAAACAACGGTACAAATTCGGCGCACATCCGTCCAAAATCGTCAATTTGGGGTGTTCATCAATGACTTTTAGCCATTCTTTCATGGAAGCGCACCCTGCCGGAAAGTCTCTGGACGTTTTTGTGAGGGAGATTCCGTTTTCGGAAAACAAAACCGCCCTTGATTTACCCGTTTCCTGACTTCTCGACCACAAATCTGACGGGGCAAGCCAGTATTCAATGTCTTCTCCGTCACTTAATGACCGCAAAATGTCACACGCTGCGCCTATTGTCTTGTCGGGTGCATCATATTCCCGGTAAACTTGTGCGTTTCCTTTGGTATCGACTTGAATCCAGTGCGCCGAAAGCATATCCAGACCATAGTCAAGGCAGACATATCGCCGCAATTTCCCCTCTAATTCGTTTTCTACGATATGAGTTTCCCTTTTTACTTCCGGGAAGAAACTTCCACCCGGTACTGTTAAGGCTTCTTCAATGGTTGCAGGGTACTCTTGGGTAATCATATCGCCCATTGTTCGTTTGGTCTGGGCGTACCATTTATCGTCTCGTCTCGGATCTGCGTACCACGGAATAAATATCTTGTTGAAACCATTGTCGGGATCGGTAAATACCTTCTCAAAGAACGATCCTCTTTCAATGGTGCTTAATCCTATGACCTGACCGCCTGTTGGTCTGTTAATCGTCGGATAACCTGCTTTCCAAATATCCTCTGCGAACTGCTGAAACGCCCACTCGTCGAAGATTATAAGGTCGGCAGTAAACGATCTTGCTGCATTAGGCGACGAGGGAAAACACTTGAATACTGAATCGGGGAGATTTCCAAAATGAACAGTTAGCACTAGGGATGTGTTCTCCCACGTCGCATTACACCAATTTATAGGTTGGTCGTTTTTCGGGGCAAACAATGCGCCCATGTTTCCCAAAATAACCGACATTCTCCTGATAAGTTCCTGCGCTTCGTCTTCCGTTCTGGAAAGTCCGATCACAGTTCTTCCGGGATTTATCAGTTTCCAAGCTGCATAATGAAGAACCAACCATGTGATGCCTAACTGACGTGCTTTAAGGATCACGTTCAGTTTATTGTCCCTAAACTGCCTTAAAGCGTTTCTCTGTTCGTCCCAGAGTTGAAAAGGTTGTATCAGTTCTTCGGCATCCTTGTCTTCAATATGCCCGTATTTGTCAACGAAATACTCTAAATGGGTACGGCAATAGTCATACTCCATTTCCCGTATCTCGTTCATTTTCAAGTTTTCAATATCCATACAATGCAAAAGGACTGATGCCTTAAACACCAGTCCCCCTAGAAGAATGAAGGTATATTATGGAAACACCATGAGGATTTTTTACCGCTTACAGATTATCATAGATTTTTATCTAAAAGTATCAAGTAACTCAAGAAATTTCACAATATTTGTCCAAAGCACTCAAAAACATTTCATATGTCCATTGATAAGACCTATCCAGAAGTTCCGCAGTCTTCTCTAAAGTAAAATCTTGAAAATAGTAATATCTCAAGACCTTTTGAAGCGATTTAGGCTCTATCTGCTCAAGTTTCGCAAGACACCTAGTCCGATACTCCAAACAGGATAAGATTTGGTTCGTCAGTCTTCCCCGGTAGTCTTCCAGTTTCACCAACGCTTCCTCGATCTTGCTCTTTGACAGTTTGCTGCTCGGAATGATCTCATAGGAAGTCGTCATTTTCGTAGCCACCGTCATCAGTCTCTCGATTTCGTCCTCAATAGCCTTTATGTCCTTCGACATTTCCTTTAATACTCGCAGTTCGTCCTTCGCTTCTTCCCTTGTCACTAAATGCCCCTTTCTCGATAAAAAAAGTTAATCCCGTGTTTATCTCCCTGATCTCATACAGTTCGCCCCTTGAGATTACGTCAAACATTGTCTTCTCATAGCAGGCATTATAATCATTCGCTTTGATCCCTTCGATAATCATTGTTTTTGCTTTTCGCCCAATATCATACCCAAGCCACGGATATACTCTGTCTGCTGAAACTCATTGTCAACAACGACCTTTTCATCAAATATCGTGGCAAGTCTTAAACGATCCCTTGCTTCCGCAGTTTCTAATTCCTGCAAGGCTTCAAGAGACTTCTTCTGTTCCTCTATGCCCTTTAGTTTCCGTTCGCAGGCTATTTCCTTGTCAACGATCTCTCGTCTCTTGTTGTCAAGCCGCCACTCTGCTTCATACTTTAAGTCTTCCGCTTCCTTCCGATACTCAAGCAGACATTCATAGGCTTCCTTCGCCGGATATTCCGTTTCCGCAAAGATCGTCAGCATCATGGCTACCATCTTGCTTCCGAGTTGGTTTTTAGATGCCCCCAGTTCAATAAGTCTTCTGTTCAGTTCCTTCGTGTTCATTTCCCTTCTCTCCTTTGCGTAAGCAAAAAAATTTTTCGTATTTTTACCGCCACAACATTTGAACGCATCTATCCAGAGCCTTCTGCCTGTCTATCCCTTTATATTCGCAGACTTCATCAAATCCACTCATATTCAGATCATTCATATACGGACAGTCTTCACAAGTGTTTACACTTTCTTCTTCGGTGTTAACACTTTTCGGAATGGTGTTAACGCTTGTAAATACAACACCTTTCTTTGTAAGCTCGATCTCGCCCCGTTCGATTTGCCTCAACAACGCTTCTGCGCTCTCCCTATTCAGATGCTTTTGCAACTTCTCTTTATCCTTTATTTCTAGCCTGATTCCTAGTGTTTTCGTGTTCTCTGTCATATGTTTCCTCTCCGTTAACACTTTTGCGCTGGTGTTAACACCTTGAGTTTTTTGTGAAATTTGGTAGCGGGAATATGGTTTCCTTGCGCCGCAGATCCGCGTCCCACGGGGTAGGGGTGGCTTCCTGCCGGATGATCGCTGATAGATAGAAAAAATATCATATCAATAAAAAAAATTACACAATGTATCAATTATTATGTCAACAATAGATCATTCATTCCCTGCCGCGATCCCTTGCAAACCTAGTGTTTATGCGGCTTTGCAGGCTTTTCTATCTAGTCGATAAAGAGATATTTAACGAATAGTTACACATTGAGTGTATATCATTCCTGGTCTTTTATCACTGTCAATTCTGCAGCTTGCAGGCGGTCGCTTATCGTCTGCATGAGCTGCCTGTCTTGATCGGTCATTATATCCGCCGTGACTTCTAATCTATCTTGCGGCTTATCGCCTGCCGTGTCTCTAACATACTGCATAGCGGCGATATTGCCGCGCGCGGCGCGTCCCACGGCGACGGCTTGCAATAAATCATATATAGTAGCATCCGGGTTATCACGTTTTAGTCTTTCGATCACTTCCGGCGGCGCGTCGGATGCTTCCATTATTTCCGGCGTGGCTTTCAATGTTAGAATACCCTGCAAGGCTTCCTTTGCCGTCTTCTGCTTTCCGTGCAGACGGTTTACGGCTTCCGCGCCTTTCCTGCTTATTGCTTGCAACTCTTCCGGCGTTTTGTTTCGGAAGTTGTGCAGCGTTTGCCCTTCCACTAAATTTATATATCCCTTTTCTTTTCCTTCCGGCGTAGCGTCGCCGTCTATGATTTGTTTGTACCTGCTCTTGACTTCCGTCTTTTCCTTTTCCATCTGCTGCCCTTCCTTTATGGTAAAAAAATAGCGGCGGGATCTTTCGGACTGATCGCGCCGCCTGCATTACATATTATATAATATATATATCAATTATCTTTTCTATTCTCTATATCATTTATCTTTTCCCTGATCGCTTCCAGAATAAAACTGTTTGCGCTGCCGCCGCCTTTTGCGGCTTCCATCCGTTCCGCTTCATCAATAGGAACATAAACCGCGTATCTTTTATAATGATCTTTTGTATATTTATTATTCGCCTTAATCTTTGCAGCGGAATTTTTGTTCTGTTTGGCTTCCATGATCTGATTATACAATATCATATTGTTTTGTTCAATTCCTGCTGGCGATACGATAAAAAAATATTTCAATTCTTTTTTGTTTTCTTTTTCCTGATCGCCTGGAAAGCCGCGAAAATGCTGCATTTTTACGGCTTGAAAAAAAAATAAAAAAAATGCTTGACTTTATACAATAGCACATTGTATAATGCAGTTGTCAGGAACAATAGCACATTGTATCAAGCAACGCCCCCGACGCATTCCCGACGAACTGAAAACAGTTTATCAGGAACGAAGGAAGAAAGCTTGATCGAAACAAAACACAAAAAGGAAAGGAAGGAAAAAAAGATATGTCAATGAAAATCTACTTAACAAATCTAGGCAAATACAATGAAGGGATTTTAGACGGCGTCTGGCTTGATCTGCCTGCCACGGATAAAGAGTTCGCAGCAGCGTTTGATGAAATTGAAGTTTCTCACGACGATACACACTATTATTCAGACGGCGAAGGACACGCCGCCGGAAACGGTTTATACGGCGAATATGAAGAGTTTTTTATAACTGATTATGAATGTGATTTTATGAATATCGGCGAATATGAAAGCATAGAGAAATTAAACGACATAGCATTTATGCTTGAAGATCTGCAGGATTATCAAATGCCTATTTTGGAAGCTCTTATTGCAGACGGGTACGACATCACGGCAGCTCTTGATAATATTGACAACTGCTATTTCCTGCCGGATGTCAACAGTGCATACGATTTGGGCGAATATTGCGCAAGAGAATACGGCGATCTTGACCGCATCCCTGATGATCTTGTTGACTTTTTCGACTTTGAAGCATACGGGAACTATTTAGAGACGGCAGGAAATTATGTATATGTTGACGGCGGATGCGTTGAGATTTGCGCATAGAAAAGCAGGAAGTGCCGGGGCGATATGCCCCGGCAGGAAGGGGCAAAGAATGTATAAGGTAAACACGATCACCTATAACAATGTGGAATATGCAGACATTCCCGGCATTTACTTCTTTTTGAAGTGCCACGGATATACAAATATCGAAACGATCAGCAGCAGCGCAACTACATACACGATCACCGCAAGCAAATAAAGCAGGAAGGAAGGGAAAAGAATGTCACCTATAAATGAATGTATCGACACAAAAGCCTTTGCAGCACTAATACTTGATTATGAATTTTTGGAAAGTCCGGGTTTTGATCTGCCACCCTATGTATCTGGCAGGGTATTATTTGACGGCGTGTGGCACGCAAATATCACGGCAGAAAACAGAAAAGAACTGATCGAAAAATTCAGATCAGGGAACTACTAAAAACAAAACATAGGCAGGGCGGCGGCTGCCGCCCATGCCAGAAAGGAAGGAAAACATGAAACAAGGATTTATATTTACGGCAGGCAATAAGGAATATTTCCTTGTATCTGCTGCACAAAAGAAAACGGACAATGTAATCAGGGCGATCATTGAAGCAGTCGGGACAACAAAAAACATCTGCCGTGACACGATCGAAAGGGCAAAAGCAGACAAGGCGACACTAGCAGATTTTAGAAGACGCATTGACGCCGCGACGCTGCAGGAAAAGACGACGGGAAACGGGACACGATATTATACAATATCCGGCAAAAACTTTTCCTTCAACTACCCGGAAGCAGACTTTGCAAACGACGTTATTTTAATTCAGGCATAAAAACATAGGGCGGCGATCTGCCGCCCGGAAAGGACAAACAATGGATATAAAAGAGTTTTTAGCAGTATATGCAGACATTTATAACAAGCTCTATGAAATGCGTTTAGAGTTTATAGACATCATGGAAGCGGACTATGCAAGCATTTTTGAAGATGCCCGGCAGGAAGAAAAGGACTTTAATAAGACGATCATGGATGCAGCAAAGGTTAGACAGGATCTTTTCACAAGTGATAGGGAATGCGCTGCTGCCGTACTTGCCTACAAGGTTATGCAGCGCAGGGAAATGTTAAAGAGATTATCAGCATAAACAGATCACGCCGCGCCGCCCGGCAGATAATAGGCGGCAGAAAGGATGAACAATGAAAGAATACACGACAAAAGAGCCAACTGATTTAATCGAAACGGCAAAAATGCTTGATGATTTTATGAAAAGTTACGACACATACGGATACTGGGATGCAGATTATAGCATAGAGCAGGCAATAGACGATCTGGAAAAAGATCCTTATTTCATCATTCAAGAGCTTATCAGGATGCTCAATGATGATATGGACTAATGCAGGAAAAGGCAAGGAAAGCAGCGATCAGGTATTTACTTGACCGGGCAAACAGAAGGAAGGGAAATAATGGAAGGACTTGTATTGAATGTTTGTGAGATATTCGCAAAAGATCAGGAAGCGGCAGAAGAAGCAAGAAAGGCATGGAATACCCGGTCGATCACGCTTGATCTGATGTATGAAAACATAGACGGACTGATGCAGGCAGAACTTGAAACAAAAAACTATATTTATGACGCATTATTGCAGAAGGTAAACGCACTCTATTAAACAAAAGAAGGGAGCAGAAAAATGACACTTGAACGGATGCAGGAAATGTTGAAAGACGCTATAAAAGACGGGCAGGAACGCCCACAAGCTATGAAGCAGACAAATATCCTGAACGCCGAATATGCAGCCGGACGCTGCATGGCAATTCTGGACATGATCGAAAGCCTTTACGGACTGGATGCTTTTGTATCGACCTATGAAGCGATACGGGATCAGATGGACGCATTCACCAAAAGGGCGCAAGCAATTTACACAAGATAACAATAAAGCTGACCTATCGGCAATACGGGGAGAAAGGAAGTAAACAATGAGATTTTCGGTAGAAGTAGACAAGTATAACCCGGTAGCATTGGCATATTGCCTTGACAAGCTGCAAAAGGAAATCCCGGACTTTGAATACGACTGGAGACTTTTTATAAACGCAGGCGGCATTGATTATGGCATTTACCTAAACATTGATACAGAAAAGCAGGAAATTGAAATCTGTAATCAGCCGGAAGGAGAAGGCGACGACGATTTAGGAGCAGTTATTGAAGCAGCGAACGAATAAGAAAGGGGAAAAAGACAATGGGAGAAAACGCAGTAATGTATCACGATCAGGCAGAGGTTGACAAGTGGGCGAAAGAGCCGGACTTCAAAACCAGAATTATCGAAACGACTATGCAGCAGATTTTAGACAGTTACAACGAGTTTATGCAGGATCTTCTCTATGAAGGTCAGGAAGCATACTAGGAAGGAGCAGGCATGAGAATAGAAATTGATAAACTTGAGTGGAAATGCGAACACATCAGAGAAATCTTGAGCAATTACGAGGACGGAATGACCGAACTTAACGAAGATGATGTTAGAGAGCTGCTCGACGAACTCGCTGACATTGAAGCCAGGATCGAAAAACTGAATCACTAGGAAGGAGCAGAACATGAAAGAATACAATGGATACTATTTAAGAAATTACGGAGATATAGTTCAAGTGTGCAAACTATGCCCGTATGATGACGCAGAATACTTTTGGGCAAGAAGTAAGGATGAATACCATTGGGACGTAATTCACAACGGAAAAATCGTGAAGCGGAATTTTATCGGATGCTTTGAGAAGGTAGCAGACTTCTTGGAACACAACAACAAATCAATTAAGCCTATAATGGTTCACTACTAGAAAGGAGCAGAAAAATGATTTACACAGTTTTCCCGGATGATCCGCACTATTTACCGCAGGACTTTGAAACATACACGGAAGCATTTGAATATTTACAAGAACTGCCGTGTGGCGGTAAAATCGAAAGCACAGAAGGAAACGCGGTATAATACAAAAGGAATGTATAGGGAGATAGCAAATGATAGTAATTGATATTGAAATGCCGAAATCCTGTACTGAATGCCCGGTATTCGATAATGAACGTCTTGAGTGTCAGGCTACTGGTGAAAAGTGCAAGGACTGGAGTTTTGAGCCTACGCAAAACTGTCCCATAAAATACGATCTCGGAAAATGCAGAACTTGCAAGTACGGAGAAATATACAACGATATATGGTGCAAATGTCACGATCCGCTACTGGACGGGGCTATGGTAAAAATGACCGATCAATGCAGAGCAGAGGAAATTATAGACCTTAATCGCAAATTTAAGGCAGGAAGGAGCAAAACATGAACGAAGACAACATTTTAATCTTTGAAGCGGAAGACGTAAACGATCCGAAGTGGGATAAGGTTATCGAGGTTTTAAGTGACAACATTCCCGGTTTTGAGGTCAGATATGGAGACGGGAACTATATGAACTTTGTTATTCCTGATATTGACTAATCATCCCGATATGCTATAATAATTCGGTCATAGTAGAAACCTTTAAGGGGCGTGGTACTGATTATTCAGCCACGCCCCAACTTGTTACTTGTATTCGTCTATTATGTCTATTATCTTTTCCGCAAATCTTCCGTAGGCTATGCCGAATAGATCCCGGCTATCATATACCCACGCTATTTCCTTTACTTCTTTTTTGATGTTCTCCAATACGTTTTCTAAAGCTGCTTGAGTTAATTCGAAATCCATAGGCTTACCCCCTTTCGTGACTTAATCGTACCATGCCGATCTCACGAAAAGAAGTTCTATACATGAAACGCAGGTTTCATTGATGGAACGCTTATCGAACACTCTCCCGGTAAACGTCCGTCCCTGCTTCATAACCCCATGTATCTAACGTATCTGCCATGAGTTTCATAATCAGCTTTTTCATAGTCTCTGGATCTTCCTTGTATTCAGTTGTTATCTCAATCATTTTTTCCTCAAAGTGTCTCGGTGTTATCATGCTGCCCCCTAGTTATAGTTCCATCTTTCCTGCTTCATTCTCTTGAATTTTTCCTTACGCATTAGCTCCGCATTGTCGCTTATCCTGATCCTCGAAAGGTCTATGCCCTTCTCGCTTGCTATTCGCTTCAAATCAGCCGTTACTTTGTCAAACTGTAAATAGATATTAAAATCGTCTGAAATCGTCATTTTGCCCCCTTCTCGCACCATCTGGGACAATGCACTACACTTGGGTTAATCATTCGCCAAGACTTCATGCAAAGTCGGCAGGCGGTAGCGTACTGTCCTCTTACGTCTTTTACTATTTTGCAAAACTCACATTCATCACACTTGTTGCGGTATTCAACCGTCGGTTTTGTCCTTAACTTCCTTGACCTGATGAAGTTGTAAAGGCTTGCCGGGACGTAATAACCGCCTAATTCCTCGACCATTTGTGTTATCGTTAGTCCCTGATCGCACCATTCCTTGATTTGATCCTCGTAGGGATCGAACATACTCTTTACCATTCATTCTCCTTATCTGACACTCTATCCGTTTTTCAATAGCCGGAAGTGCCGTTTCGATCTTGTTTATCCTTGCTTCGTATAATCTTCCGTCTATCCCGTAAAATCTGTATGCTACCATGCTTTTTAGTCCATTTGTCTTCCAACCGGGAAAGCAGCTCCGTCATGCCGATTATTGAGCCTATCCATGCTATGCCTACTAGAGCCGCCTTCCCTGCGTCTATGAAGTCAATTCTCATACTTTCTCGCACCGCGCCTTGTATGCTTTTCTGTCTAAATCAAGTATCTTTTGCATTATCTCTGCTATTTCATGCGGATAATTTTTGCCCCAACCTTTGTCATAAAGTGCATACATAACCGACAATGCTAAATGAGTATATCCGTCAACCTCTCTGTTTGTGGCTTTCATCCATTATCCTCACTTTCCTGTGGCTCAACCATACGGCAACCACAATTCGGGCAGTATTTATCCTTTCCAACCATCGTATGCCCACATAATGAACATCCATATGCTCTTGCGTACCATTCTTCATCTATTCCCGTATTTATCCAATGCCCCGTCTTTGGCTTTGGCTGAACGCTCGGCATACCTTTTATGCTCTTAATAACATCGTCATAATGGATGTATGGTACATAATCACCTTTAGGCTCTCTCACAAAGCAACCCGTTTCGGTATATCCGAACTTATCCCATGTATCTATTGCTTTTAATAATTCTTCTCGGCTTACGGCATCTTCACATTCTTGCTTTGTCTGAACGCTAACTAATGCTTGTAATTCTTTCCTTGCATTTTTCTCTTGACTACTCAGTCCTATTAAGTCTTTTGACTTTAACCATTCGATAATAACGTCTATGCTTACGGCATCTTCACACGGCTCTTGCTCTTTGTATTCTTTTAACTCTTTCAGCCATTCGACAAGTTGTCTATGCTCTCGACCACACTCGTCACATCTGCTCTCTGCGATTTCCTCTGCGTGTTTAATTGCTTCGTCAAGTATCATTTACTCACCGCCTTTCATGTATGCACCGCAATTAGGGCAAAAATCCCATTTTTCATTGTTGGGTGCATCACACTTGCATTTATCGCAATAATATTCACCATCGTGCGTAAAAGTTCTTGTTGTTATCCAATGCCCTGACTTTGGTTCTTGCTCTGCGTATTTGTCGATTATCTGCTGGCAAAAATCCACCGCACAATAAGAGTCTGCCATATTCGGCAATTCCGCTATTCTGTCTTTGAACTTCTCTATCTCTGCTCTTATCTTCTCAAGTGTTGTCATTCGGCTCCTTTCTCGGATTTTCCTTGTACTCCGCCGGTATGTCTTTATACATTCTTGACGGGGTATAATATGTATTTGCATTATTGTTATCTATATCGCAGAAGATAATAGATTTTGGCAATATTCCGTTACAAAAATAACTGTTGTTAAAACTGGCCGTGTTCCCGTCAAAAGACACTTTTTTATCTACTATCAGTAATTGTAAAGGATGATCTAGAAAAAACTCGCCTACTTCTTGATAATTCAAGATCGGCAATCCCATAACCATAGCAAAAGGTTTGTCTAACTTATAAAGCCTATCCAGCACCTTTAATTTTTTTGAAAACGGCGGGTTGCTGATTATATAATCATAAGTTTCCTGTGGCTCATACTCAAAAAAATCTTGACCATTCCAAATGTGACTATGTATAACCTTAAACCCGTGTTCCCTAAAGCAAATAACGAACTCGCTATTCTCGGTATCAAACGGACACCATATTGTGCTGTTTGGCTTTAAGTATTTAATTATCGGCATTACCAAAATACTAGGCGTGTAGTATTCGTCTTTTTTGTTAAATGCGGTTTGCCGTAGCCACGAACTCATTTGTTTACTCACCGGCCATATCCTTTCCGTCAAATATTTCATCCTCGGCTATTCTTTTGCACTCGTCGTACTCGCTACACCCTTCGCATACGTCATAACGGAACTCTCCGTCGCACTCCGGCGGCTCTGGTGGATCTGGTAAACCCCCGTTGTAGTTATGCGGTTTCATTAGTCCATACTTAATTACCATCTTCATCCCCCTCTTTCATATCAAGCAGTTTCACAATGTCTGCATAAGCTGCAAGTTTCGCCTGCTCCTTGCTTAATCTGCTCTCGTCGGACTTCTGTATCTCCTCGCAGTTTCTCACGATCTCAACGATCTCTTTCAGCATAAATTCCTTCATTCTTCTTCTCCTTTCAGTTAAACCATTTTATTATCGTGTCGCCATGATAGCCTTTTTCCCAAACGTACCATGCAAGAGCTAACATACTGCTTGTCTTCTTCATCACGCCGTTTGTATAGCATCCTATTCGGGAAGACGATACCCAAACAGTTTTAGGCGGTAGTCTCTTGAAAAACTCTTTTCTGCTTTTCCCTTCCAGAAATTGCACTTTCAGAAACATACATACCTTGTGTCCTTCCGGGATTAGTTCTAAAGCGTGTTCGACAAACTCTTGTGCATATTTGTACGGGGGATTTGTAACTATATCTCCGTAAAACATTTCCCTGCATTTCAGAAAATCTACGCCCCCCCTACCGAAACCACGGTCTATAAGGTCTGTTGACATCACTTCGTGTCCGTTCCTGATAAAGACTTTTGCAAGGTGTCCTTCTCCGCAGGCACATTCCCATATTCTGTTGTTAAGATCCTCGATCTTATCTAGCCACTCCGCAGCTATCGGATTTGTTGCATAATAATCTTCTGACTGACGATCTTCTGTGCTAAAGTTATGCGATCCGATAAACCTGCTGACTATTGCATATCCGTCTTTCACCAGTTCACCGCTATATCAACCTGATTTTTGTTTTCATTTGCGAAATCGCCCGTGTCGAGTGCGATTCCAAGTCCCAACGACGTCGGGATGTCCGTTGTTCCGTATGGGTAAACATCAAACGGTACGGCAAGGACTACATAGCAGGCATACATTTTTACGCCATCCGAACGTGTCCACTTCTTGTGCCAACTTCCCAGATTCTTGTCTGCTTTCTCATAGACCTTATCCATAGGCAGGTTGTAATATGTTTCCTTTTGCCCGTTGTAGTAGTTGACACCGCCCTTCTTCGTCAGCGTTCCGGCATTGACCGGGATCGCAAACATCAACACGATCAAAACCCCTATAATTATTTTTTTCACTTACTTTTCCCCTTTCATTTCCTCTACAAGATTTACTGCGTTCTGCATCATAGGCAGGATGCTAGGAAGTGCTATTCCATTTCCCCAGAGTTTGTATTCTGCACTATCGCTATGCGGAACGTCTGCACACCAGTCGGGTGGAAACCCTTGCAACCTGGCACACTCTGTTGGCGTTAGTCTGCGCACCTCATATTCTTCATCATTTACTACT